GCCGAAGAACAGCGCCCGAGTCCAGCCCCGCTTGCGCATCACGCGATTGTGCGCGGCGTTGATCACGTGCGTGAATGCGATGTCCACGCCCAAGGTAGCGGCCGTCGCAGCGCCCCAGTGGGGCCTGCCGTTGAACCACCAGGCCCACGTCGGATTCGCCTCGCGCCCGTGGCCGCTCTCGATTGCAGCCACCGTAGAGGCGATGTCTGCGCCGGCGATGAAACCGTGCAGGTGCAGGGCGAAGGACATCCAGCGGTCGTCGGACTTCGGCGCGAACGGCCCCACGGCGGTCGTGACTAATTTAGCTGCGAGGGGCTTGCGCTCGGGAGCGGCCGGTGCGCGCGCGGTCTGGGCGCCCCAGACCATGATGGTCAGAGGCTCCTGGCTGGTCTCGACCACCGGAGGGAGGAGCTGAGGGATCTGAGGGACCTGTGCCATCGCGGCAGCCAACACGATTTCTGGTAGCATCACTCCTCCCCTTCCAGCGCCAGGACGCCCTCGCCTACCTGCTTCAGCTTCGGCCGATCCTTCTTAACGCGGTCAACCTTCGCTGCCAGGGCCGCAGAGTCCGGGAGGGCGAGCGCGGCCTCGTCCTCCGGCTTCAGCTCGACTTGCACGACTGGAGGCTCCGTGGGGAGCTGCTTCTCCAGCCTCGCCGCGATCTCGGCGAGCTTGGCGTCCCGCTTGTCGAACGGGAATGATTCATGCAGCATGACGCGCTCACGGCACTCACCGAACTTGTTGGTGACAGCAACCTGGTACTCGATGTTGCCGTTGGACCACTTTTGGATGATGCCTACTGAGTAGTTCATGTTAGCTCCCCTATGGAATCGCCCATCCTGGAAATGCGTAGGTAGTGCCGTTGACACTAATGCGCAGCCAGACTGCCGGATCACCTGCTGTAGGAGCGTTCGCCAGCGTGCCTGCCGCCGCGCCTACGGTAGTGGTCTGACCGGTCAGCACGAGGCTGGTAGCAAAGGTCGCTGTGCCAACCTGGCTGAGAGTGCCGGCATTGTAAATCCCGATGTTCGTAGTAGCACCACCGGAAGGCGCGCCAACAAACAACCCATAGTTGCTTGTCGTTCCAGCTGTAATGCTCGCAATACGAAGTCCGTATGCTGAAGTGAATGTTATGTTGCTGCCCTTGGTGACGTTCCCGATAAACGCTGAGTACCCGCTCGCCACGTTGCGGGAAGAACTGTCGCCATACGCATTCAGCCGAGCGTAGAGACCATAAAACTCGTCATCGTTGTCCTGCGTTGTCTGCTGGATGGTAGGATATATCACCACCCCATAACGCCCGCCCGTCCCGGCAGCGGTGGTCAGGTCATAATCACTGGTCGATCCGCTGCCCACTTTAAACGCCGTGCTTGAGGACAGAGACGCCGTACGCCCGAACGCAGAGTTGGCTCCTGTGACGAGCACGTTCCCGCCCACGTCGAGCGTGGTAGTAGGGACCTTACCGACGCCCACTCTGTTATTCGCCAGGTCCAAATCTAGCAAGCTGCCGGTCGCCCCTGCCGCCTCGTAAAAGCTCGCAACATTCCCGTCTACAGCCAGCTTCAGGCTCTTCGCCAACGCGGTCGTGTCCGTGATCGTGATGACCGGAGCCGTCCCGCCGACGCCGAGCGCGTTCGCCGCCCACGTCAGGTTCGCGTCGTCCGCGAGCACGCCGCTCGTCCCGGCGTACAGGATCCGCGTCGCCGTCGGGGCGTACCAGGTCGGGCTGCCTGTGCCGCCTGACACGAGGGCCTGGCCCGCGGTGCCCGCCGCCGAGAGCGCAAGAGCAGCCGCTCCACTATAGGCGACGGCGCCCTGCACGCCGGAGAGGCTCGCGCCCGTGCCGCCGTCCGCGAGGTCGACATCCGTCCCGCCCACCCGGTAGATGTAAGCCGTGCCGATCGTGACGGCGGTCGGCAGGTCCGTGCTCAGCGAGGGCACGCCCGCCCCGCTCGTCACGAGCACGCTGCTGTTGCCGGTCGCGAGGCCCGCAACGGTGTTCGCGGACGACGCATAGAGCAGATTGTTGACCGTGTACGTGTCGCTGAAAGTACTTGTCGACGCGACCCAGTTCGTACCATTCGCACGAAGAATGGTCCCTGTTCCTGTAGCTGTCCCTGGATATGTCGCCGTGGTCCATCCGGGGACCGTTCCGTTATTCGTGAGGATCTGCCCGCTGCTTCCGACTGCCAGACCGCTGAGCGTGTTAGCCGTGCCGGCGTAGACAATGCTCCCTTGCGCGTACGTGTCAGCAAGGGTGCTCGTGGAAGCCGCCCAGTTCGTGCCGTCCGCCCTCAGGACCGTCCCTGTACCGGTGGCCGTTCCCGGATACGTCGCCGTCGACCACGCCGGGAGCGCCGCCCCGGCGGAGCGCAGCACCTGCCCGCTCGTGCCGTCGGCGAACGACGTCAGAGCCTTGCCGGCCGTGGTCGAGACCAGGCGAGAGGCGGTCAGCGACGAAAACACTGGCGCATACAGGAACGTGACCACGCCTCCCGAGGCGATCGACACCGGCGTCACGATGGTGCCGTAGGCGCCCGTCGCGTCGGTGTTCTGCTCGATGGTGAACGTGTCGCCGTTCAGGCGCAGACGCCACAGGCCGGCCGGGAGCGATTGGTCCGTCTCGCGGAAGCGCAGCTGCGCGTCCGACGCCGTGATCTGCGACCACGCCTGCACGGGCAGGCAAAGCATCAGAAAAAGCAAAGCCGCCAAACGTCTCATGCTCATATCGCACCTCTCGTCTCGTACTGCTCCTGCACCGCGCGCTCACGCGAGCAGGGCTGCGCCACGCCGAGGCGCATCAGCTTCATGACCAGCCCGCGCGGCAGGTCCGCCACGGCGCCCGGCTCGAAACGCAGCCTGCCCACACGCACCTGCCGACTGAAACGCACCGTCACCGAATCATCAGTATGCATTTGCCCTTCTTCTGGTCGCCCGCGTTCGTCAGGTTGAACGTGAGCTTGTCGTTGGCTACGTACCCGAGGTTGACCCCAAGCTGCCAGGTGACGATCTCCGTCACCGTGGCGCTCTTGTTCGCCCCCGAGCCGTTGAGCACGTCGACGCTGTCCTGGTCGGTGATCGTGACGTCGTAGTTCGCCGACGGCGCCGTGACGGCGTCGGGAATCGTCGTCACCGAGCAGATCTGTCCCGTGTACGCCTTCGTCGTTTGCGACGTACCGGAGCCATCCGTCGCCGCCGTCCAGTCCCAGACGATCTTCTTGACCGAGCCGAATGTCTCCTCGGAGCACGTGATTACCGCGTCTGCCATATTCCCTCCTGCTGCTGCAGCGAGCGCGCGGTAAAAGAGAGGGAAACCCGCACGCCCGCCGCCGCACGGCTAAACTGCAGCCGCATCCCTACGAGTCGATCGTGTACGAGAAGAGTCCCGCATACGCGTTGACCGCGTTGCTGTAGACCACGTTGGGGCCGACGCTGAGGCCCGTCCCGGTCAAGCCCTTGACGGTGTTCTTCAGGTTCACGCTGACGATCTCGTCCGCGAACCCGGTCGAGGAGTTGTGCAGCGCGATGCCGAGGCCGTTCGTCGTGTCCGTGTTAAGCATCGTGATGCCGCGCAAGAACACGTCCGAGGACGCCGCCGTCGACGCACCCACCACGGCGCCCGTGCACGCGCCGTAGAACTGGCAGTTGACGATGCGCAGCCGATTGACCGCACCGGCGCAGTTCACGACCTGCGTGGCCGCAGCCGTCAGCGCCGTCGCGATGCACCGCACGCCGTCGAGCGTGAGGTCGTGCATGTTCGCCGCGACCGAGATCATGATCAGCGCGCCAAGCACGACGGACGTGTCGCGCACCTCGACGTCCTTGAGCGTGCACGCCGTGGCCGAGGTCTTGATCGTGATGGCAGCCGCGATGTTCAGGAAGTTGCCGACCACCAAGATGTTCTCAACCCAGACGTTCGCCGCCGTGATGTTGAACGTGGCCGTGTCGGCCGTTGTGATGGTGAAGGTCGGGCGCGCAGCGCCCCAACCCAAGCCGATCACCTTGATGCCCGCAACGTCGAGCGTGAGCGTCGACGCCGAAATGACGCTCTCCGCGTGCCCGGGCAGCAGGTAGATCACGTCGCCCTTGGCCGCCGTGCACAGGCCGACGGCGTAGTCGAGCGTCGCGAGGGGTGAATCCGGGTTGTTGCCGTATCCAGCGCCATCGGTCCCGGTCCCATAATGGACGAAGAAGATGCTGCCCGGATGGCTCTTGAGGTCGGATATGGTGAACACCCCTCCGGGTTGCTTGCGCGAGAATAAAGCTGTCCTGTTTCCCATTTTGTTCTCCCTGTTTATGACTGATCAATAGCCGCGCTACTCGCGCGGCAGGTGTTGTGCGCCGGCCGGCCGAACTGGAACCGGCCGGCGTTGTGGTTATCGCTCATCGGCCGATCAGTCGGTGATGGCGGTCGGAGGCGTCACCTGCCCGTAGCGCTCCTCGATGATCGCCAGGACCCAGACGGTGTTGCTTGCGTTGCCTCCCGATCCGCTGACGGCGATGCAATCGTAGCCGTCCGTATGCTTCCTGGGATCCCACTCCATGACGAGGAGCATCGATCCCTCGGTAGCAGGATCGATGACCTCGCTCGCGGCATCGGTCGCCCGTACAAGCGTATCGGACGCAGTGCCGTGGTCGATGTCCTTCCACAGCGGCAAGGTCGCCGTCACGGCAGCTGCGCCGGTTCCGGACACGTCCGTCGCCTCGGTGAGCCCCACCGTGAGATCGGTGTCGGTGGCGCCGGCATGCGAAACGATGAAGGTGACCTTCTGGGCGTTCTTGCAGCAGATGTAGCCGCTCAGCGTGAAGGCGTTCGCGGCCACAACGGTTTGCACTCTCACGAGCTTGAATTGTTCTGCAATAGTCATGTTCTCTCCTCGGTCGTCCTTGTCACGACCTGGTCGCCAGGGCGACGAAAGGCGAAAGGGTATTGCTGCCCTTGTACGGCGTCAGCGCCGAAGACCAGGCCGGCTGACCATCGATCCGCAGCATGAATCGGTAGGTGGGTTCGCCGTAGAGGAATCTGACGTGGATCGAAACATCCGTCCTGACGCCGCCCTTCTCCGCGAGCACGTACTCGCTGAAGTCCGCGAGGATGATGTCGCCGACGGTTCCGAGAGCCGAGCACTGCTCGATCGGGATGACCGGGCGACCCTTGATGCGTAGCACGCCGTCCGGACCATAGGACACGAAATACGGCATGAATCCCGCGGTCCCCGCGCTGATCACGAGCTGATCGAACTGAGGCTCGAGCTCCTGGTTGACCAGCCAGACGGCATTGGCGCGGTTCGGGGCGAAGAGCCTGGCGTACATCTTCGACAGGTTTTCCGAGACGACCGTCGCGGCCGCCTGGCCCGTTTCTTTGGCTTGCGAAACGAGAGCGGAAGCATTCAGGATTCCGAGCGGCTGGCCGGCCCCGGTTCCCCTCACGATGGCGTCATCGAGCTTGAATCCGAGCTCCTTCGGAAATGTGCGGCGAATGAATCCGTCCAGAGCCACGGCGTCCTCGAGCAGTTCGTCGGTCGCATAGCACAGGGCGAACAGCTTCTTGAGCTCGAGGGTGATTTTCGAGAATGCCGGCTTGCTCGCCGTGACCGTGCCGGCCTCGGCGGCCCAGTAGGCGCGGATGCCGCCGTATCGGGAGCCGTCCGCGCGAGAGGTCTCGTCTACGCCGGGGATCTTGATGCCGTTCTTCCCCTCGCCAATGGGCTGGCGGGAGCATTGGCTTACGAGAACTCCGGTTTCGATGGCTTTCTCGAGCAGCATATTGCTCGTAGCCTTGTCGACCAGGAAGCCGCCTTCGCTGTCGATGGCCTCCTGCAGACCGCTGGCGCGGTCTTCGATACTTCGCAGCAGTCTGGGATCGACTTCGCCGCCCGGGCTGCACGCCCTGCGCACGGCCGTGAGCATGTGGCCGAATGTCTCCCATGGTTTGAGTTCGCGGTTATCCTGGCCGACGATGGCACGCGTCTCGTCCGGGAAAGGATGAGAAGGCGCAACTGCCGTTTTCGTGACCGTGGCGGCCGCCTGGAGCGTCTGCTCGGCTTTTGCCTGGCGATCCTCCAAAGCCTTGAGTTCAACGAGCCGGTCCACCTCATCCATCGATCTCCGGATTTCGTCTAGCTCTTCGGCTGTGAGATCGCGCACCTGGCTCTTCGCCGATTCCTGGATCAGCTTGCAACGATCCAGCAACTGCCTGATGCGTTCCTCTTTGTTCATTGTCTCGTCTCCATAATATGCAGCAGTGTTTGTGCCTGTCTGATCCTGGCCTGCAGCAGGTGGGGAATCCCCGGCGTGCTGTCGCCTGTCGCGGGGTGGCGGTCTGCCGGCGCCGCGGATGGATCGGTGTCGGGCCCCGAATCGAAATGCCCGAATATTTCAACGATACGCCGCGCGAAATCGATTTCCGCGGCGGTCAGCCCGATGCCTCGGCGAGCCTTAAAAACAAGGCTGGTGACTGCATCTGAGCACGGTTCTATTGCCGGAAACATGCCGCGCGCCGATGCCGACGTGCTCGGGTATGCCGGCATGGCCACGGGCGAAACTTCGTAGAGCTTGACTTCCTGCAAGATGCGCAGCTCGGTTACTCGAGGATTATCGGCGTCGCTGTATTCCTCCCAGCTTTCCCGGATGGGCTCGAACGCGAAGCTCATGCCTTTGACATCGCCCCGGCGCACGAGCTCCAGGTAGTGCCGGCTCTGCTCCGTGTCCGGCGGCGTGATCTCGGCCCATAATCCTTCCGCCCTGTCTTTCAGAACCAATGTTCCGGTGCTCCTGCGACCGAGCACCTCGGAGGGATCATGGGACCAGAAAGCGAGCTGGTCGTATTCGCTGATGGTTTTCGAGAAGGCGCCACGGGCAATCTGTTCCCTGAAAAACCAGATCGGATCGGACATCTCGTTGTACCGCGCGGCATATCCGACGATCCTGGTTGGCCCGTCTTTCTCGCGCAGCTCTATTCCTCCGATGGACCGGATCTCCAGCTTCGAATCTTCCGGGAATTCCCTCGTCTTGAGTTCTGGAGGCTCGCGGTCTCCGTCGCGCAGGTGCGCCGCCAGATGGCTCCATACATCCCCGCGGTCGGCATCCGGGATGTTAGCCCCGCCCCGGCCCCCGTTGAGAACCGCGATCCCAGCGGAACATCCGTTCAGATTCGCTCCGCCTACGGAACCATCCGAATCCACCTCGTGATGGATGAACTTGTAGGCCTCCTTGGTCGAAGAATCCCCTTCGGGGTCCTGCCAGGCAAAGGCCGACCTGTAGTACGATTCCTCAGCGCCGACTTTTAGCCTTGACTTCATGAGGGGCCCATCCCAGCTTGCGCCCGAGGTCGCGGTGTGATGCGCGGGCAGCGCCTTCCTCATTAGCCTTTTCATCGTTTACCTCCGATGGACCAGATGATGCGTCCGCGGATATCATATTTAGCGGCGTCAGATAGTTATCGCCGTCCTCGATTGGATTCATGTCTTCCAGGCGCCTTATGTCGTTCGCGGAAAGCCATCCCCATTGACGGCCCACCGCATAGGCGTCGTAGCGAGATTTGATGTCCCCGCGGAGCAGACCATCAACGAGGAATTTGATATAGTAATTGCGTCTCTCCTTCTCGCTCATCAGCGTGAGAGACAACCTCTGCTCGATCCTAACGAGCCAAGGCATTAGGGTATAGACCACAAACTCGAGCGATTGCTGTTCGATGTTGGAGAACGTCGCGCGGTCGAGGTCTCCGACCATGTGCGGAGGAATCCGATAAATTCTGGCGATATCCAGCGTCTGGAACTTGCGCAGGTCGATCCATTGCGCGTCCTTGGCCGGCATGCCGGTATTCTCCCATTTCATTCCCTCTTCGAGGATGAAGGGGCGCCAGGCGTTTGTCGGCCCCGAATATTTCCGCTCGAGTGATTCTTTCAGTCGCTCGTGCGCCACTTCCGAAATCCTCCCTGGATGCGATAACGCTCCGCTGAACTGGACGCCGTTGCGGAACAGTCTTGCCCCGTATGTCTGCGCCGACAGACCGAGAGCAATGCATTCGCGGGCAAGCGTTATCGGGCTTTTGCCGGTTATTCCGTCGGTGGAGAAAGCGCGGAAGTGCAGTATCTGGCGGGCAGGGAACACCCGCAAGGATCCCGCTTGAGGGCTGTATTCGTAAACCCTGTTCCCTTCTTCGTCCCGCTTGGGGGTCACCCTGGCGGGGTTGAGAGGCCATAGGCTTTTGGCGCCGAAGGAATCGAGCTCAATCCAGCTGTATGCATTCCCCCATAACAGTAAGTGCCCCACCATCTGCTCGCGCCATTCGCAGGATGTCTGCTCCCCGTTCGGGCTGTCGTGCAGCAACGGGTATAGCCTATGGTCCGGCGCCCGCTCCTTCGATTCGTCATTCCTGCGATAGACGAGCAGCGGAAGGCTCGCTATCGCTTCCGCAATGATCTTCACGCAAGCAAAGACAGCAGGATGCACCAGCGCCGTTTCCTGGTTGACGTCGACGCCGGCCTGCGTCTCTCCCATGGCGGGCATATACCAGAAATCATCCGTCGGATCCGGCGATCCGCGGCGGAACATCCTGGCAATGACTTTCGGTATGATGATCATGCCTCGAGCAGCCCCCTGGTGTCATAAATCGATCCGTGGTAGCCGGGAGAAACGATGAATCGCGATAGGGCGTTGATCAGCGCGACGATCCCGTCGATCCGCTTGCTCGATTTGCGTCGGTCCGGTTTCGCCGGCTTCACGCTGTCGCTCGGATCCTGCTTGACGCTAAAGCAATCGGCCATCCACGTGAGGACAGGATTCCCGTTGTGGCGAATCTTCTCGAGCATGAGGAGCCGCAGCAATTCCTTGGTCGGGGCGCTCATGCTGGCGAAGCCCTGCCCGATAGGAATCATTTTCACTCCGTCGTCCACGAGGTTCTGGACGATCTGCGTGGCATTCCATCGGTCATAACCGACCTCTCTGATGTCGTATAGGACCGATAGTCGCCTGATCGTTTCCCGCACATAGGCGTAGTCGACCTGGTTGCCGGGCGTCGTGTGTATGAGACCGCGGTCGGCCCACTGGTCATAAGGGACCTTGTCCTTGCGGCTGCGCAGGTGCAATTCATGCTCCGGCAACCAGAAATGCGGCATGAGGTGAAAAAGGTTGTCCCTCTCGAACACCAGGACAAACGCCGTAATATCCTGTGTTGCCGACAGGTCCAGGCCTCCGAAACATGTTGCGCCGGCGAAATCATCCGGACTGAACATTTCGCCGCAGCGCTTCCAGCAATCCATCGGCAAGTACCGGACTTCCTGCCCGACCCATTGATCCAGGCGTAGCCGGCGGAATGAGTTCTGCTGCGACGGATTCGATCTTGCGCGCTCGTATTCCTCGCGTACCTTTTCGATGGGCAGGTGATGTCCGAGGCTCGGGTTGGCCTTGAACCATCCGGTCGCGGCTCTCCCATCGATGGCAGGCTCTCCCTCCAGGGTCCAATCCTCTCCATCATCGAGGCCGTAGATGACCGGGTAATAGGTCGGATCCTGGAATGTTCCGTCCAGGATCCGGCGCGCATAGTTGTGTTGGTCCTCGCAGATCGGGGATTCGCCCGTGATGCCTGCGGTCGTGATCGCAAAGAGCAGGGGCTGCCGCCTGGTAGACATGCCGTAGGAGAGCACGTCCCATAGATCGCTGTTTGGTTGGCGGTGCAGCTCGTCGAACACGGCCATGCTCGGGTTGATGCCGTCCTGGTTCCCGGCATCGGCACTGATTGCCCGGAGGAACGAGTTGCGATCGTCGCGCAGGCATATGACCTTCGTCGAATCGATAATTTTGCAAAGCTTGCTGAGCCGAGGCGAATTGCGGACCATCTGCGCGGCGATGCGGAAGCAGATGCCGGCCTGATCGCGCGTCGATGCCGCGAGATATACCTCGGCGCCGGGCTCGTTGTCGATAAGAAGACCGCCGAGCGCGATGCCGGCCGCAAGCTCTGTCTTCCCGTTCTTCTTCGGGATCTCGATATATGCTGTCGTGTATTGCCGCAGGCCGTTCGATTTGACCGTCCCAAAGATATCCTTGATGATCCGCCGCTGCCACTCGAGATTGAGTAGAAAAGGCTTGCGTGCGTATTGTCCTTTCGTGTGCCTGAGATGCTGCTCGAAGAATCGCACCCACTTCCGGTAATGCGGTTCTCGTGGATCCTCGTCTTCATGCGGATAGTTCATCTGCCAATGACTGAGCTTCCGTCTTCTCGGTCTTGATCCTGGTGCGCTGCACCGGATTGAGGCCGAGATCCCCACATACCCGGGTCAGTTCGCGGGCGGCCCTTCCTGCTATTGATAGATAGGGATTCTGATATGTCTTCCCTGTGTTTTTATCCTTCAGCAGCAGCGCTTTCTTCCCCGCCGCCAATTCGAGGTGACGCAATTCTTCTTCTGCCGCCACATAGATCCCCCACCAGTGGCAATAGGCCGCCATGATGCCCAGATCGGAACTGGCCAGGATTCCCATCTTCCCGAGCTCGCGCACCAAATAGCGCCAGGCCTTCCGTTCCTGGCCGCGGAACAGCCGTGGACAGGCCGGCGCTTTTCGCTCCGGCTTCGGCTCACGGTCGTTAAGCGGACGATGCCCGCGCATGCCCTCGAGGATCCGCAGATTGGATGGTTTCGGCTTGCGTCCTACCATTAGAGCGCTCTCATCGTCCGGGTCCCATTACGGGAAATGTTGCGGAAGGC